ATATCGCCCGCCACGTGATGCCGGAGCATTGAACCCGGCGGGAGGCTTTTCGCGAATTGAATCAGCGCGGCCGCATCGTTCGCGGCCCCTGTCTTGCGCGTGCCATGCCACTGTATGGCCGTCGGTCCCTGTGCCGCGTAACACCCGCCCGCACAATCGGCCCCCACTTTTTTGGCCCCTGTGCCATGGGCCACGAACACCACCACGTAATCGCGCTTCGCCCGGGCGCACAGCGGAACACCGCCCCCGCACTGCATACACGTGAAGCCCTCGGATAATTCCGCCGGGCATTGAATAAACTTTACGCCCCGGTATTCATGGCCCCCGGACCAATCAGTACCGAGTGGCGCGGCGACTACTGCGGGCCGCCCGGCCCGCACAGCATCAACGGCGTCGTCCATCGTGTCGCACGATGCATTAATTACTGTCTTATTCTTTTCGTTCCAGTCAGCTACTGGCAATTGATCCCATGGGAAATGGGAATAAGTCCAAGCTATACCATTTCGCGGCACTGCATTTAATAGCGCGTTTAAATATTCGCGGTCGATATCGTCTGCCCCGGTCCGGGGTTCGGGGTTCAGGCCACATGATTTAGGGCACGTGCCGTAAGTATCGCGGACCCCGGCCCTATACGTGACAGCGATTGGACCTGTCTTTTTATTCGAAGATACTGCGACTGTTTTTAACATGGGAAAACCTCCTGTCTTCTGTATGAGTCCACACTATAACACAGCCGTTTAGAAAATAAACATAATACTTGAGTGCCAATTAGTGGTTATTATTTGATCAGCAACCCCGCGCGGGCGCGGGGGCGTGGCCCAAGTTTCACGGACCACGGACCAAGAGACCCCTTGCCAAGTTTCTTTCTCTCCCGTACCACAAACGAGAATCGATCTTATTTGCGTTACAGCCCCTTGAAATAAGACTTATTCTCATTTGTAGCTGGTCAATTTTTAATCAGTAACAGTTTCTCTATCGTCCACCCAGAAGTGATAGGTTTTTTTGCATAGCGGACACTTCCCGCGCTCATAGGTCAAACCGTCTTCTGCCACGAAAAAGTCAGTCACTATTCGCGTGCCGTGTTGGGGGCAGGTCGGCATGTCGTCCGGGCCTAAGGTATAAATGGTCATCAGTCTCTCCCCTGCGCCGCGTTATAGGCGGCCTCTAAATCTTCAAAGATCCAATCGATCGCTTGGGTCGCTTTATCCCATGCTTCGTCATTATGCTTCGTGCCCTCGGGATGATCATTACGCCAATCATTGAGAATCACCCAAACAGCATTTATTTGAGAGTAGAAATTATTGCGAGTCATGCTTTTCTCCTGTATTAAGTACAACGCCCTCAGTATTGTTTACTTTTTAAACCTTGTCAAGCCCCTTTTGCAAAAAATTTTCTACTTCGCACCAGTCCCAAGGGTAGCCCTGCTCTAAAGCTGGTTGTAACAATGTTCCAACCTTTGCCACTTCGTAGGATTGCCAAGCCGGATAAATTAATAGCCGCGCTCTACGGCCCTTTTCATGTTGCACGAACAGCCATACGGGAAAGTACTTATGGGCAGAATGAAAAGCCACCTGATGAGGGCTAACCTTCACTCTGCCCTTTTCATCAGCTACCTTGAGTTCGACGAGGTGAAACCGCCCACCCAAAGCAACGATGCAATCCGGAATGCCGAGATTCACCCACGATTCAACGCGAGTTATCTTTGCCCCGGTCATCCCCTTCTTCATCTTCTGATAAAAGCTCGCTTCCGGCTTCTTCGTCATCCAAAAACTCCTCGGTATGGTCTGCTTCCTTTTCCATCTCGATGGATTCCGTTATTTGGGCATCCACCACGTCCGGGCTCCCCTGATACAGTTTTCTCAGGGCCTCTAGTTTTTTCTGCACTTCTTCCTTGCTCATGGAATCAATCGTTCCATGCCGGATTTCCTTGCGGTCGATATAAATCGTGCCCAAAGCTTGGCCCCTCCGATATTCCGCCTGAACAGCCGCCGCCCACGCTCCGGCTTCAATTGCTTTATCGCGAATGTATTGCAGGTCCTTCATGTGCCGTTCAAACGTGGTGTTGTACTTGGCGTTTAATTCCACCTGTCGCTTTTGGATCGCCTGTACGACGTGAGGATTTTTCTCCGGGTTGGTTAATTCGGAACCTACACGCCGACAAGTTGACTCGGGATACCCGGCCTCACGGGCCGCTTCCGTCAAAGTAATCGTCCCATTAGCCCCAGCATAGATCTCGACAAACTTAGCCTCCCGGGGCTTGAGCGGCTTACGCTTTCCAGTGAGCGGGGCTCCGAAAGTGACTATGCGTGCCAAGGCCTTTGGGTTTCGGATCTTTGGTACATCACTGACCTTTTTTGGCCGGGCGGTTTTCTTCGGGTCTTCCATGCTCGTCTCTCCGTAATGACTTGTAAACCATTGCCCAACTAGGTTTTCCCGGGGAACTGGTTTCTCCATCCAACCCGTAATAAATAGTCCTTTGGATCATTTGATCGATTGCGGCATCCCGCTGCTCATCGATCTTGTCCAGTCCCTTCATTAACATTCCCATCAAGAACATCGCTTTCTCCTTTATTAAAGTGTTTGGGGCACAGCATCCATGTAGGAATGCCAGTGTGCCGGCAGAGGTCTTCCACATACCACTTCGGGATTGCTCCCCGACTCTTCCAGTTATGCACAACCTGATGGGAGACAGAGCAAAAGTCTGCGATATCCCCCTGGGAGCCAAAAGATATCAACAGCATTTCCACCGGATTACTGGGAAGCTGGTCGTATATCGCAGGGATGATTTTTAAGCCCATTTTTTCTCCTTTTGTGTAATGTATCAACAGTCGTTTACCTTGTCAACAAGGAGGGTTCTGCCGCACCTCTTATACATTTATTTTTCAAAAAAAAAAAAAAAAAAAAAAAAAAAAATCAAAACCTGGACGTATGGCTAGTAGAGTCTCTTTTATGCAACATTACATCTATAGTTAATGTATTACTTTAACGTAATTGTTACTGTAATTCATTTTCTTATTAAAAATCATATAGTTATCTCTTACATTACGTTCATTACGTCTAAAAGTGACTTAAAAAAAGTGTTTAGTAAAAAATTTTTTTAAAAATAATCATATATGTAGCTGACGTGGTCCCTGGTCCGTGTTCCTCGGTCCCTGCCCAACCGAATCACTCAAGTATCAATTTTTGACCCTATTTCGCAAACCCCTGTAAATCACTCAAGTATCAATTTTTGACCCTAGTTTTCCGCTACCCTGTCCTTGCCCAGCGGAGACAACAGAATTCCGTGCAACGTGGGGTTCGGTTGTTGTACACACCCGCTGGGCGCCCCATAGGTAGTGAAACTACCTAGCGGTTCGAGTCCCATTTATCGCCAATTACTAATAGTTCTCATTCACAATGATCTGCGGTTCGTATCCCGAGGAGGGGAAAAGTGCCATTCAAGGATCCAGGGGATAGGAAGGCCTATCAGAGCGTCTACGGCAAGACGCACTATCAAAGAAACAGGGAAGCCGTCCAGGCCCGTGTTGCACGCAACAAGAAGCTCGCCAAGGAGAAGTGGATAGAATTTAAGGCCAACACCCCTTGCCATCACTGCGGGGCCGTACATCCGGCGATAATCGACTTTCACCACATCGTGCGGGACGGAACCCAGCAGTCCGTCAACCGCATGGCGTCCGACAGTCGATGGAAGGCCATCTACGAGGAGGTCAAGAAGTGCATACCCCTATGTGCCAACTGCCATCGCATCTTGCATTGGAACGAGAGCCGTGGGCGCAAAGTGCTCAAGAACATGACCAACAGTACGATAAACAGTGCGGTGGAAAGTACTCATGACGACAATAGCGGCGCGGTTTAGCACCCTCGAAATAGCGGCGGACAGCCAGGTCTCGGGCGAGGACGTGAAGTACTACATCGAGAAGTTGCGCAGGGGCAAGGACTGTATCTTCGGCGGGGCCGGGGACCTTGATAAGTTACTCAAGTTCTACGACTCGGTGGAAAAGAACGGCGACTTTGACGACCCCATCGAGGTGGATGTGCTAGAGCTGCGGGCAGATGGGATCTACGTCTACGAGTCCACGATTCACCCGGTCAAGGTCCGTGGTGACTTCTTCTCGATCGGAACGGGTTCGGCGTATGCCCTAGCGGCGATGTACCTGGGGAAAAGCCCCAAGGAGGCAATCGAAATCGCCTCCTTGTTTGATCCCGTGACGGGCGGCCCGATTGATGTACTGAAGCTTGAACCGGGGTCCGTGGCGCGTAAAAAACGCGCCACGAAGAAGGCCCCCTGAATTACTTCATTATCCTCATTCGGTAATACCGGTACATTTCAGTGCTCAATTCAGCAGCCTTTTCCGAAGACTGCTTAAGCGTTCTTTCTGCAATGCACAAAAGCGTTGTAGATCTATCCGAGTTCAGGTCCGGCAGGTCATACATCGCCGCATCCATCAGTTGATTGGCCTCATGCAGGGATGAGCAGACCTCATCCAAATCCTGAAGAATCTGGAACATTTCCCGGGGAGGGTTCTTCGCATCCTCCTGGGCCATGAGACCCCGGATCTCGGCGGCCTTATCCACCAACCACTTACCCGTTGTCTTGGGTGCCGATTTAGAGCCTTTTTTGGAGCTTTTTACGGAGCCTTTTTTGGCTCTTTTTACAGGTTTTTTAATCATTTCAATACCTCAAAGTTAGTTGTGTTGTAACGCCCGTACGTTGGCCTAAAGTCACCGGTACCAACCAAACGACCAGCCGTGCTAAGTACCTCCTGGAACAAAGCGGGGTTGATGTATTCCGGGGTGAGGATTTGGAAAATAACGTTGGCCGTCCACCCGGCATGCATCGCTGGCCGCGTGCGGTTGACCCCGTTTCTTTGGACCATCACACGACGCGTATCGAGATAGTCCCACTCCTTCACGCCCAAGGATGCAAGCGGCGTGAGGGAAACAACGCCGGCCTTGAACAAATCCATCGCGGATTTACGCGTGGACCGTGGATCTTGTTTAAATTTCGCTGCCTGAATGATCGACTGGCGCAGATACTCCCCAGGGATACACAGAAAGCCCTTCTTGTCGCGCCACACATACGACTCGACATCGTCGGTTTTCTTTGCAGCAGAGTTCTTCGCTGCATTTGTCTTAGCGTCTACGTACTCGCAGTTCCACTTGTGAAACAACAAGTCCGAAGCCCCCGAAACGGTCACGGAAACCGTATACGGAAGACTAAACTCAATGGCCGACTTACCGCCATTACTGGGTTCACTGACTACTTTTAAATTCGCTTTCATACATTCTCCTTTATAAAAACCATGCCATGCACTGCCTAGCCATGCCAAACCTCTGCATGCCCTACCGCGTTATGTTAAACCTTGCCATACCCTGCCATACCAAGCCTGTCCTTGCCTGGCCATACCTCGCCATGCCATACCTCGCCTCGCCATGCCTGGGCTCGCCAAGCCACTCCATGCCGCGTTAAATCATTTATGCCCCAGGGCAATCATCGTCAATCCGATATTGCCAACCAGGTAACCAAAATACGTGACCGCCATCCAAGGCTGATCGTGCCTAAAAAACAGTAGCGCAATCACCGCATACTGCAGAGCTATAAAAGCTATCAGCCATGCCGGGATGGTCATTGGGCCGTGGTCCCTGAAGCGAGAATCCGCATCATGTTCAACGACCCCGTATCCACGCATTCACCAAATGTAATGTCATCTAACTTTTCAAAATCTTCTTCAGACAAAGGGGCACCAACAAACGCCATGGTCTTACCATTATTTAATCGAACGTAAAGCAGCTGTACCGGCTCTTTAGGATCTCGGTTAAGCAACGTAGAAATCGCCAGAGTGTCAGCGTAGTTCATTTCGCACGTTCCTCGGTCTGGCGAATGATGTCCGCAATGGTCCTAAGCTGCGGCTGCAGCGGCATCTTGAAATCCGTGTTGCCCTCACGCTCCAGCTCATCAATGTGATCGATTAAAAGTTTCATGGCGCTACGCCATCCGTCGAGTTGCGTATCAATGCCGCTCGTCCATGACCGGGCTAAATGCTTGGCTTCGTCTAAGTTCATCTTCCAGCTCCTTATTACGCCTAAAAAGGACCTGACAGGCGTAGGTCAGTTGCCTTATATCTTGCCTTTGCCGCTCAATATACGCAAGCGCCTTGGAAAGGGAGTCCAGCTCGTCGGTCATTTTTTTCCTTTCTGATGTATGTGCAAATCTTGCATGCGATCACAAATCTCTAGGCCTACCTGGCCAAAGTCAGACACCTTAAAAATTGCCATCATGTCCTTGATTGCCTGGTTGTAGCAAAGGCGCCCATACTCAATTGCCAGACTTTCCAGCATCGGGTACGTCGGCCCCTTTTGTCTCAGTTCGGACGTCATTGCCGCAATGAGATACTCCGTCAGCATCTTCTCGCTGTTTGGGTGCATACTTTCCTTCCCCGAATATTCGATCAAAATTGTCCCAAAACGTTTGTTCTGAGACGTCCATGGGACGACGTGCGGATCCTTTTCCAGTCATATCAGTAACCCCAAAATAATTCCAGCGATTAGTATTGGCCACATATCTTTCATTCCTTCACCTTGTAAGTAACTACCCCGCCAACCTTTTCACGTTTAGCAAGTTCACGAAACACAAAGTATTCCAACGCCCTTCTTGCGTGTGCTTCGCTGATTAACAATGTTTTCATGACTTGCTTGATCGTTACGGGTGTTTTTCGCTCGGTAAAATACTTCCAAATCTTTTCATCTTTGGGATCAATGCTTACGGCCATTTTCTCTTTCCCAAAACTTTTTATTTTGTTGCCCAACCCACAAACCTGCACAAACCATTTCCAACTCTTCTGACGGAGGGCTGGTTTTTAAAGCCTCTTTCTTGCCGGCTTCGTAGCCCATTTGCCAGTGATCTTTCATCGTAGGTCGGGTAGTTAATGTATATACAATAAGTGCAGCAAGTAGGCCGCCGATTAAGTAATTCATCTCTTTGCCTCAAAGTCCTCTATTCTGTATACGCGACGTTCTTTTGTAGTCAGAAAAAGAATGTGTACGTTGCTATCAATGATCGTCCAACAGCCCTTTTCATACGGGCTACTTGGGCTCCATGTGTATGCCTCACGCAGTTCGGGTTGGTTTTGACCTTGGATCACGCACGGGCGGCCCGTAAGGGTTATCTCTCCTCCGCCTTTGTTCGGCAGTACGTAAATCTGCTGGGCCATCGCAAGCTTGGCGGACCCAATAAGTGCGAACGCAACTGTGGTAAGAAGGACCCGTTTCATATTTTCCTCTGGCATGAAAAGGCTTGTGAATCGATGCGGAAAGCCCCTGCGTACTTGCAGTCGTTGAGGATGTTGCTGGTAGCAAAGAGCACGCCAATGAGAATCCCACACAGTAAAGCAAACAAGGGCCAAAAAGACTTTGACCAAATGCCTGCGAAGAGTGCTTTGACTCGTTTAGTTTCTGCTTCATTTAAAAACATTCCTTTCTCCTTTATGTGGTACTACGTTTATAACGGTAAATCATCTTCTATTTGCTTGTCAACAAACTTTCTACACCATATTCCTATAAGCATTGCATCAACTGCAATTTTGCGCGAAGTGTTTCGCGCTGCAGCATACTTTCCTTCCCGCATTTCTTTTTGCAGCTGTTTGTGCAACTGCTGAATGCGAATCATGGCCTCAGAATAATCCTGGTCCAAGATGCTTAATTCGTTCGTAGTCATTCCTTCTTCTCTCCTTTTCTGCTTGAAGTTTTTGCTTTAACTTTGAAGTTCGGGACGTGCATGTAGACGGGGTTTTGCTCTCCGACATGCGCTTTCAAAATGTTGTACTCGAAATATTCGATGGCTTCTTCACGCGTCATCCCCTGCTTTTCCATTTTGGTAAACATTTTTTCAACATCCAATACGGCCATTGGCGGCCCACCGAATCTCTCTCCCACCCCCACAATGCAATCCTCAAACCCAGACGGATAAACGATGACTTCAAAGGTCTCATCGATCCACCTTAGGATCTGTTGGGTTGTAGAGGAATGGGTTCTTGGGCCGTGGTCCGGGTTCCGGGGCTTTGAGATCTTGGTAGTTGTCTTTTGCAAAATGCCACTCCCACTCTTTAAAAACAATATCCGCAAGAATTGAGGCTATGGGCCTGCGATCCCTGGCGGCTACTTCCTTGAGCAACTCGTAGGTATCTACGCGAAGCATCACGGACTTCCATTTGGTTGAATCGGTCATAGTCTCTCCTGTATTTACAGGAGAATACCACAAAAATAGGGCGGTGCAAGCACCGCCCCAAAGCTGAAGGAGTAGGAATGAGGAAAGAGGAGAACCTCATTCCGCCTCCCCCCAAGACGGGCCTGTTTCCACGTCCACCTTAGAGGGAACCTCCAATTTAACGCAATCCATCATGATTTGGGCAAATTTATTTGCCTCGTCTACCGAACCAACAGACAGGCAGAGTTCGTCGTGGACCTGCAAAAGGGGCAGTTTCCCGGCTTGGAAGCAAGCCAACATGGACTTCTTGGTCTGATCCGCTGCAGATCCCTGGATGAGCCGGTTTAGGCCCTTGTAGGTGTATGCCCGCTTGAGCCGTGGTCCGTGTTCCAAGACCGCTTGTTCGCGAGGCAAAGGTTTATGCAGCCCGAATTCAGTAGGCTCCCACAGGTTAAATCGGCAACGACGCCCTAAAAGGGTACGAATAGACCCGTTTGAGGCAGGATGGTCAACCCGCTGCTGTACGGCGGTCACTAGGCCCTTCATGAACGGCACCAGCCCATGGAACTTGCTAATAAGCTCTCCAGCCTCTTCTGTGGATAGGTCCAACTCCCCGGCCATCTTTCCCTTCCCCATGCCGTACAGAAGCCCCAAACCGATCGTCTTGGCCTGTTTTCGACCGATGCCGGCCATGTCCGCAATCGTTTGGTGAAAATCCGTGTTGGGATCGGTGATATAGGCTTCGGCCGCCTTGTCTGCCCCCTTTAAATCGAGCAACTTGGCATAATGAACAGCGAGCCGTGGCTCTTGCTGGGAGAAGTCGAGGGAGGCCCATATTTCGCCTTCTTCGGGGAGAAACAGGCTCCGGATGGCCGGACCGATCTCCGGATGGCGGGCTGGGATCTGCTGTAGGTTAGGGTTTGCCATAGATAGGCGCCCGGATACCGTTCCCCCCTCGTCGCTGCGTAGCTGGTTGATATGGCCGTGAATCCGCCCATCAAACTTGGCATAGTCCAGCAGGCCTTCCACAAAGGTTCCGGTGGCCTTGTTGTATTCCCGCGCGTCCACAATGGCTCTGGCCAGGGGATGGGTGTGGGAGCCCAGAAAGTTCTTGGTAAAAGATGGGGCGCCCTTTTCGGTCTTCCCGTATGAGATCCCCAGCTTGTCAAAAGCCTTGGCAATACTTGCCGAAGCCCAAATATCTACGGAAATCCCTGACAGGCTCTTTATTTGAGCCAGTGCTTCCCGCTCTTTTTTCTTGAAGGACGACATGGTTTGTTCGGCACGGCTTACGTCAAACCTGACGCCCGCAAACGTCATGTCAATCAGAATTGGACAAAGAGCCGACTCCAGCTCAAAGATGCTAGATAACTCTTGCTTTATCAATTCGATCTTGAAGTACTGCCAAAGCTTTAGTGTCAGTGCGGCGTCTTGCTCGGCGTACTCCCCCACATACATGGCCGGGAGTTTATATAGCTCCGCCTTAGGATCTACTCCGAATTCTTTGGCAGCGTCCCGTAGCCCCTGCTCAGATTTGGTCTCTTGCAGATAATCAAACCCTAGCGCGTTTAGGCTGTAACTGAAGC